TTGGGTGCTTCGCTGAATGCTGATGTGACCGTGACTACGCGACCAACTATGCTGCTGATGTTGCGCGTCTCAACCAAGCCGGTGGGCATCATCACCGTAAGTGTTGCGCTGTTCGCAACAGTGACGCTTAAACCTTGTGTGCTGTCGATTGTGACGGCTGTTGTGGTTGCGCTGCTAACACGACCACCACGACGTGATCCAGCCTTCAGTGGGTCGGCAACACTGATTACCATGCCGGGACGCAATACGATGCCGCTGTCCAACGACACGGAAAATGTGACGGTTTCAGTAAGGTTCTGTTCGCTTAGCAACGTCCACTTGCCAGCGCGGTGCGCTTGCCCTTGGCTATAGCAACCCAGCAGCTTGACATCGCGGTTGATGATGCCGTACTTGGCGATTGCCGCAGCGTCCTCAACGTATTCAAACTCAACTTCGCCTAAACCTTCGTAGGTCTGGTAACCGATGGTTGCGGTGCTAGCGCGTGCTTTCTGTGATGTGCCCGAGTAATTGAAAATACCTTCAATTACGTTGGCGGCAGAAATAACGTATTGCGGATCCGATGGTTTGTCTTGATTGATCACCAAGGTGCCGGCGCCGTAGTAAGCAATGCCACGGAACAACGCCGTAAATTCTTGGATAACGTTGTAAACCTCATCACGGCTGTTCAGCAGCAGGTTGCAAAGGAAGCGTGGCTCTTGACCACCTTTGCCATCACTGACCAGACCATTGCAGTATTGACTAATTGAGTAAAAGTCGTAGCGATCCAGACTGCTGACTGGAATAGATGCTCCATAGCGGGTGTTGGTCAGCAAATCCCATAGGCACCACGCCGGGTCTGCACACCATGTAGCAGCGCCAAACGTTCCGTCCCAAACGCCCGCATAGGTAACACGACCAAGGTACGTCGTTGTGTCCACCGTGGCATTGCTTGGTAGCTGAATCTTGATGCCACGTACCAAGTATTTGCGCGATGGAATGCTGTTAAACTGACGGCTATCAAACCGCAGGAACGCCAACGCGCTGTTTGGATAGCGCAATTTTTCGTCAATAATTTCGGTGTAGCTATAGAAAAATGTGCGATTTTGATTGCGTGCGCTGGATGAATCCGCCGAAACACGAACTAGTCGAATGTCAACGGGAAAAGCACCGCTTAGCGTCAGCATGTAGTCACGCTGATAACTGTTGGTGGTTTTGCCGCTGATGGTATCCGACACTGCGGTTGTAAAGCCGCCACCGTTGTACTGGACTTGAATTTGTATACTTACACTGTTGCCAACAATATCGCCATTGTCTTGAATAACTTGACAAGCTGGCATTTGGACTGTAAGCCTTACGCGATCAACATCAACGTCTGTAATTGTTCGAGTTACTGGTGCAATGTATGAAGCTTCAACGTTGACACCTTTTTCTAATTCAGTTCCGTTTGTATTTGGAATATATGTCTGCGCTTGTGTGCCGGTACGAGTGACAACCGTGTAACCAGTAAAATTGTCAGCACCAGTGCTGCTTTGAATTGGCGTTCCATCAAGGTAAATGCCTTGGACGCCGCCTTCAATTCCTTCAATTTCACCTTCGCTAAGCAGGTCTAGGACGCTGCCATATTGAACTGATTGAAGTGAATCATCGCTTTCGGTTGGCGTGTACGATTGACCACCACCGCCACCTTTGCCGCCGCCGCCCATGCCGCCGGAACCTTGAATCGAACGATAAGTGCTCATATCAGTTGATCCACATCAAGACCGCTGCTGATCACGGCTGATCCAATGTAGGCGCGACCATAACAAATAGGAACTGGCAATCCTTGTTGCACCGTGTTGGTAATACCTGAAAACGTAAACGATTCAAATCGTGCTGTTTCTTTGCCGCGTTCCATTGATGAAAAGTTAGGTGTTGGTGAAATAAGTTGAGAGATTCCGCCAAGAACCAATGAGGCTCCAATCCCGACAGCAATAGTGCCATAAGTACCAATGCCCATAAATCCGCCAAGGGTGACACCAGCAGATGCAATCCCTCCAGTGATTATCGCCAAGGCAATAATTCCAATCCCAATGCCAATCATTGCTCCTGTACGACCGGCACCAGCAATTACAGGTGTAATGCTAAAAACTTCACGCTCACTCCATGGCATGACCAACGGCGATAGGTCATCTTCGCCAATTTTTTCTTTGCCGATTGTTACGCGATACGCCACGCCATCCTGTTCACTATCCAGCAACCACTTGTCCAGGCCGGGGAAGTTGACGCACAATGCCTTGATCGCCTGCGCTGGTGTATCGGCTTCAAACTGGAAACGGCATTGCCCCAAATACTTGCGTAGGGCGCCGTAGACCTTAACGACTTTCATGCCGTAGGACCATGGCAGTGCTCTTGATATAGTAGCCGCCCAGCACGTCTCTACTGCTAAGTCGGCCTTGAACGTGGTGCAGGATCTGCTGGTCGCCAATGTAGATGGCTGCGTGGTTAGGCAGCGATGATCCAAGCTGCATCAGCAGCGCATCGCCGTATTGCAGCTCCTCAAACGGCACTTTATGGAAGCCTTCACGGTGGAAGTTGTCTAGGTACAGGTCTTCGCCACGTTCCCAAAACTTGTCGCGGCGGTTGTAGTCGCTGAGCTGGAGGTCAAATTCTTTGCCGTACCAGTCCCGGCACATCGTGTAGCAATCCACTACGCCAAACACAAACTCCCGGCCCACATACGGCAATTCGTATGCCTCCGGCAGCGTCAGGCTTGATCCGCCAGTTTTGGGATTGATGATGAACCATGGCAAGCTGGATTTTGCGCAGGCCACGCGATCCGCCTGACTTGGATTGGGATTGGTTGATGGGTGGCTGTGGACGATGGCCACGATTTCGCCTTGATCCTCAACCGCTGCGTAGTCCTCGCCGCTGAGCACAAAATGCTCGTCGGGCGTATCGGCCAGGTTGGTGCAAGGGAAATACCGCTTGCGGCCCTTGACCACGGCAACCAAGCCGCAGCACTCGCGTGGATCTTCTGCCTGCGCGTGCTCCAGAATTGTTGCTTCCAGTGCTTTGCTGATGATCATTTGCTTAAACCTGCGCCAGGGAAGCTGCCAAATGGTAAAGCCGTATCAGGCGCTCTAAATGTGTATTTAGCATTAGAAGTGAATGTGTAAGTTGCAGAAGATGGAGACGCTGGGAAGAAGTACAACTGAACGACTGATTGATCCCTTTCTAGATTTCCGTATCCATTTATTTGAATGTAACCCGAGTCTATTGCTGAAATTGTTGTATCAATTCCGTTGCTACCAAAAACACGCATTCCGACGCTAAGGCTTGCCGTATCAATGTTAATTTGTTGGCTAACAACAACATACCTTGCGAGTGCCCCGCGCCAAATCTTATAGTTTTGCACCGTGGGAACATATGTCCCACTTCGAGCAATGGTGTAAGGTCTATTGCTTATGGTTATTGTTGTTCCTGATATTTCAGTGACAGTTGTATTTGCCGCAATGTAAGTACCAATCACGACCTGACCAACTGATATTCCCGTGTTACTTGAAACAACTATGGAGGCAGAGCTTACATCAACTGTTCCTGTTTTCGTCAACAATGTTGTCATTGTTGCAGCCTGGCTCAAAGTTAAAGTTGTGGCGTCAACAATTGCACTAATTGTTGTGCTGGCTGGAATGCCAAGCCCAGACACGGCTTGCCCCGCATTGAAATTAAAATAAGATGCAACGGTCATTGTTGTGCTCCCGTTAGTCACGCCTCCATCTAATGTAAATGGAGTAAATCGAACGTTACAACTACTCAGCCTTTTGCCACACACATCGCTGCCACTAGATGCAACTTTGTTATCGTTGATGTCGTAATAATCAGTTCCGGTGTAACCGCACTCACCACCGCGATAAACCCACTGGCAAATGTTGGCAATGACCTGACGCCGGGGAAGCATGACGCCCACAAGATCAAACTTGCTGGCCAGCTCGAACTCGACAACGGCGCGGTTTTCATTTGACTTGCGGTCTACATACCAGATCTCGTCAGGAAATTTGGCGTGGGGATCGGCACCGGCTGCACCGTCCAAATACTTTTTAAGAGTGCGGATGCGAACCACCTTGGCGCCACCAAGGTCATTACCTGTGGTAATCAGGTTGACCTGAAGCAGTAAGGCGGTAATGCTGCTGCCAATGTTGCTGACCGTTAGCTTGGGCCTGGGCAAACTGCCGCTGCTGCTGTAGTCAAAGCCAGTGGCCTCAAGCGGCAGGCGCACATAAGACTGGCCGTTCCAGACCACGTTGCCGGTCACGGCAGCATTCACGCCGTTGTGGAAGTAGTAAATATCTGAACTGCCATGCAGCGTCGCGTCAAGGTGCAGTTGGAACAGCTCGATGATGGCGTTTGGTTCCAACACGCTGAGGTCTTCGTAGACCGCGCTGATCCCCGTCCAGGTGACCGTACCATCAACCGTGGTGCCATCAATCAGCGTTGGCCATGCCGGTTGGCTCGCGCCAGAAGTGCCCGCTGTGGTGCATTTGAAAACCAAGCCAAAATCCTGCACCGTCGTGGCGCGGACAATGGCGCCGACGGCGTAACTGGTGGTAGCGGCCCAGCTTGCGTATGCCATCAGGGTTCAAATACTTGCTCAAACGTAGCGCTGATATTGTTAAAATTGCAGCTTACCTGACTGGTATTCCATCCACGGCATAGCCATTTTGCAGCGTAGCCATTGGGATCCGTCCAGTCAAAAGACTCAGTACCACCACGGGCTCGCAGAAATGTTAAGATATTATCGCGCTCTGTATCGTTACGATTAGCAAATTGCAGCGACCATTTCTTAGGTTGTGTGTTCAGACCATAAGCAAGGCGTTGCTCATACCCGTCACCGAATCGAACGCTCTTGACAATCGGCTGCTCTTCTAAGTCAGCCGTAAAACTTGGCGTATACGTAAAGGTTGCCATCAGCGTCGGGTTCCGGCCAAGAGGCCACCAGGGCGTTGTTGCTTCACCAATTCTGCCTGCACCGCAGCCGAAACGACAACCCCTAATTGTTTGGCCTGTGCTTGGTCACCTTGAACGTTGGAGTTGCCGCTGGCGTCCACGTTGACCACCACGCTGGTGTTGCCACCGCCACCACCGCCTTGCATCGCCACAGGGATGCGCCGACCATCAGGGAGGGGTACATAGGCCTCGGGCTTAGATCCTTCGCCGTAGAGCGCCAACTGAGGGGAGTTGGCAATGCCTCCCGATGCGTACTTCTTAAGCGGTACAGGACCGTCACCGGTCATGATGCCGCCGTTTGCAAACAGCTTCGGCCCTGAGAACGCGGCGGGATTAAAGTTAACGCCGCTTGCGTTGAATTGCGTAGACGCGCCAATTCCACCCAGCCCGCCGCCGCCGCCGCCGCCAATCGCGCCGAGCGCCTGCATGATTGTCTTCAGGATCAGCTGTTGGATGATCATCCGTGCGGTCTGCTTCAGGATCTCGGCAGCGAACTCTTTGAAGTTGGCGGTGCCGGTCGTCATCAGGCTAAAGATTGCATCTTCAACACCCTTGATGCCCGTCTGCGCTAGTTGGGCAGTTGCTTCGCGCATGGTACCAACCGATTCAACATAAGAGCCAATGCCATCACGCAGGCCGCCAATGATGTCGGCGTTGTATTGCTGCGCGCGCGCAAACTCCCACGCTGCTGCAGTTGCCTCCTTGATAGCATCGGCTTGGGAAAGCCAATAGTCGGAGAACCCCTGCTGATACTCTTTGTCTGCCAGGGCCACGTTCGCGGCCGATAGGCGGTCAATCAAATCCGCAAACGGTTTGACGTCCAATGAGCCACCGGCTGCATTGACTTCACGCGCCAACTCAACCACGCTCAACGTAAGCGCCTTCACCTGCCGATCGTTCTCAGTAATCGCTTCGTTGCGATCCAAAAACAGTTGCTCGGTAGGTGTTGCACCGACGCCTTCATAAGCCGCGACTACATCTGCGATGCTGTTGCGGAGTTGATCCTGCAGGCCGATCGCCTTCTGTGTCAGGGTGGCGCGACGATCTTCAAGGCGCTCCTGTTCTGCCGCTGCGCGCTTGGCTTCAGCTGCTCTACGTTTAGCCTCTGTCGCCGCTTTTGCATCGGCGGTACTGGTATCAAGCTCCAGGTTGCGCCCCCGAGTGCGCCTACCAGTGCCAGGAGATGGGGCATCAGTAAATAATCTTTGAAATTGGCCCATATTGGCTTGGAACCGCTTCATGAAATCAGCCCCAAATCGATCCGCCTCGGCTGTGGCCCCGGCAAAGTCACCCTTAAACGCCAATGCAGCACGTTTTGCAAATGACCCAATTAACCGAACAGCTTCATCGACCAACTTGACCATGGCCAACAGCACAGCCGCTAGGCCACTGATGCCAAATTTGATGACATTAAACAAGTCCGTCCAATCAGTTTCAGTATTAAATAACTCGCCAAACACCTCAAGGATTGACTGCAACGCGGGCAGCAATGCGTCGGTTAGTTCTAGTCCAAACCCCTGGGTCTTGATGCCAAATTCGGTAAGCGTGTCGTTAAAAATATCAGATCGCGCCGCAAAATCCTCACCTATTTTAAAAGTAAATTCTTCCATGCTGGCCGCGCCTTCGTTCAGCAGCGGAATTAGATCAGCGCCAGACTTGCCAAACAGTGCTACCGCTGCGGCCGCCTTCTGCGCACCGTCCGGCATGTCGGCAAAACGATCAGCAATCTGCTTCAGCGCTTTATCGGCCGGCACCACCTGGCCATTCGCGTTTTTGACGTTGACCCCCAGCGCCTGGAACTTCCGCCCTAGATCTTCGTTGCCCTCAGCCGCTTTGACCAAGTTCACGTTGAGCTTGGTCAATCCCTTGCCCAGCGTGCCAACGTCCACGTCGGCCAGCTTGGCTGCGTTGCCAATGCCAATCAGCGCATTAGCCGCCACGCCGGTCTTGGCTTGCAGGTTGAACAGCTCATCGCCTGCATCAATCGACTTCTTCACAACCGCGCTCAGACCTGCCACCAGTGCGCTGCCAGCAATGGCCGCCCCAAAGCCCGCCACTGCGCCCTTAAGGCTGTTGAATCCCAGAGCAGCGTTCTTTGCCTGACCCTGTAGGCCCTGCATGGAATTGCCAAGCCGGCGGATGTTGTTCTCGCCTTGGACGTCAGCCTTGATGCGAAGCATAGCGTCCATGTTCATCGCCATGTCAGCTGCTCCTGCTGTTGATCGTGACCATCGCCGCTGCTTCCATCACCTGCAGGTCCTCCAGGAGCTCGCGCTGGTCTTGTACTTCATACATCATAAACAGCCAAGCTAGTGCCCCATAGTCCAACCCCAGCACACCACTCATGGTCGTGCGCCACTGCGTCTGCACTCGCAGGAACATCTCAACCACCGGCCAGTTCTCCTCCCATACCTCAAAGTCATCAGTGCGGGGTTGCTCTGGTAGCTCTACCCCAAGAATGACGGCATCGTCTTGGCTGTCATCTTTGACGCCGCCGCCGGCCCAATGCTCGGCGGCCTCTGTCAGTTTTTTCTCTTGGCTCCCTTGATACTGTCCATGTAGGCCTTCAACACGGCCACCGCCAGGAAGGGCACCTCGAGCAGTTGCCCGAGCGCCTTCTGGCTATAGGGAATCTCCTTGCCGTCGTCGCCGGTCACACCCGACCAGCCGACCAGCACATCAGCCGAGATCTCGGTGATGCGCTCCAGCTCACCCAAATCCTCGAGCTTTTGCAACTCGGCCACCATCGGGCCGATCTTGCTCTGTGGCAGGCGCTTGAACTCGCCGTCAAATGTTTGCCGCTCATGCCGGCCGCCATCGACAGGGATGTCGAAGGTGACCGGCCAAATGTAGGAATCAGACTGCTTGAGGACGAATGCCACGCGGTTTAGGTGTAAGCAAGGGACAGCTCATCATTGCCCGAGCTGGTCGGCACGGCAATGAAAGGCATATTAAGCATCTGCACGCCGTCCTGATCGCTGTAGGTCAGATTGCCCAGGTCAGACTGCGCGGTGGTCACCGTGCACCTGTTGCCGGCAGTGGTGCCGTGCTGAAAGGTGATGCTGCCAGTGCTGCTGCCAGTGGCGATCGCGAAGAAGTCCTTCGCTGTAATGGTCGGCGCCTCGATGACGACCGTGCCGCTGGGTGCCCGGTTGGTGATCAGAATCTCCTTGGAGCAACCGACCAGCTCGCGATAGATGACATCGTTTGCCATCGAGAAGTTGTAGGACTGTAGGCAACCGCTATAGGAGAACGCCGAGAAGCTGGTGGTATTGCCTTCCTTGAACAGCAGCGGGGCTGCTTGGTTGGCGTAGGTCGGGGTGGGCAGCGTCTCGTCGGTGGGGGCGTTGTAGATGCCGGTCATAGTGAATGCGATCGAAGGGATCGCGCCGACTTCAGCGGAAATCTCAAAGGTGCCGCGGCAGCCCGTCAGCTTGTGGCGAATGCCGTCTTCGTGGTAGTGGATGGTGCAGCTCTCAAAGCCGCTGCTCTCCGGCGCATAGGTGGCGCTGGTGCTGGTGACCAGCGTCTCGCTCAAGCCGCAGCTGCGCAGCACCGGGCCATAAGCCGGAGCGGTGCCAGCCGTGCCAGAGCCAGCCAGCTCAACCTCGAAGCTGACTTCAACCCGGGTTTGGGCCAACAGTTGATCGGCTTGGCCCATATAAGGCCGCACCAGATCACGGTTCACCGTATCGGCAACCAGCGGTTGGATCTCGAGGTTGCGCACCAGGATCGCGTTGCTGCTGCCAGTCGGCGAAGAGTCGGTCCCGTAAGTGCTTTCAATCTTCGCCAGGATCAGGCGCCGGCGAGTCAGAACTGATGCCATTGGAGGCTACCTCGAGGGTTGGATGAGGGGCCGGCTGGGTCCGCTCGACGAGCTTTCGCTTGCCGGTTTTGAGATCGACCAGATAGCTGCCGCCCTGGCCTTTGTATTCGTCTACCATCGTAGCTGCTAAGGGCTTAAGGATAGATCGGCCACTTTGGTCCGATACCTCACAGCGTAGTCGCAACTGATCACACCACTCGGCTGATCTGCTTCGACCAGATCAAACGACACCGAGACAGGCTGCACATCGTAGGCATTGCCGCCCAATGTCAGGTCTGCCATCACCTTGGCGTGCAGGCTTTCGACAGTGGCATCAGCCACTTGGTCTGGCACATCACCGCGGACGATCACTGCAATCCTCACCGTCAGCGTCCAGTCCAGCGTTGGGAGGCTGGTGTTCTGCTCAGCGTTGTCACTGACAGGTTCGACCACAATGGCCGGCAGCTCGCCCCTGGCCAATGGTTCGACCCGGCTTCGATAGATCCGTGTGCTGACGCCGGTGGTGCCGGTTAGTGCCGTGCGGATCGCCGCCAGGATGGTCTCGCGTTTGGTGGTCATGGCTTAAGCAGATGCGACTTGGACAACAGTGCAGATGATGCCGGGCACGCTCGGGTGAGCGAAGGGACTGGTCTGGGCTGCCTCAGCATGGATGTAAGCCGCAACGTTACTGGTTGCCCAGATCAGCTCGACGTAATCGTTGGTGGTCAAGCCCAACACAAAATTGACGCAGCCGATCACATTCCCATCAACGCTGCCATGCCGGGCAATGATGCTGAACCGGCTATCGCTGGCTGGCACGTCAACGCCGTTCTTGCGCAACCAAACGTTGATGTCGTGAATCGAGTTGTCGGTGTTACTGAACTGAATCGAAAACGTGATGCTATAGATGCCCGGATGGTCAATCGTCAGGCACGTGTCTGAGATGATCTTGGTGCCGCGGCTTGCCGTGTCAATCTGCCGCAGCTTGATTCCATAAGCCGTATTGGCAAGCGCCGCCACCTGCGACGTCTCATCCCAGAACGAGCCCCAATATCCAGGGTTGCCAAAGTAGGGCAGGCCAGACCATGCTGTCCGGCCATCACCAATTTTGAGATTCTCGGTGTCGCTTTCAAGGCCAGGCTCACCAGCCAACAGCACTGGATTGACTGTCGCCCATTGGCTACGTGTGTTGCTCTTGAAAGGGCCGCTCATGACTTCTGAAGTGCGATCTGAACGAACTTGCCATCATCGATCAACATGGTCTCGCGCACCGTATAGGCCACGCTATCAACTGTGATTGAGTTGCCACGGATCAAGCTGCCGAAGTTTGAAGCCCGTGCGGTCAGGGTGTAGTCAGTGCTGAGCACCATGCCATCGCTCAAGATCTGGCTCGGCATGTCCAGGATCCCGTTAGCAGTAACGGCGCCAGCTGTGCAGCTGACGCCGAAGTCTGCCAGGAAGATGTCCAGATCTTCCGTGATCGCCATTAGCCGTACTTCGCAGAAGCGAGGCCCAACACTGCGACAGCACCAGCGCCGGTGCCACCAGCAACCGTGATCGAGACCTTCACAAAGCGCTTCAAAGAAGTCACGTTGACGTAGATCTTCTGCAGTGATGCAGTGTTAGCGGTAGTGGTGGTGAAAGCGCCGCCAGTCACGTCGGTGTAAGTACCGCCGGAAGTGTCGGATTCGGTCAGCTTCACGGCATAGGTGATGCTTGCACCGCCGGCTTCGGCGTCCAGAAGGACAGCCATATCGCCTTCATAACCCTGCAGGTCAACAGCAGAGCCGGTGCCTGTAGCAGTTACAACGTCATTCCGGAGCAGACCGAGGACCGTGGTCTTCGATCCAAGATTGTGGATGGTCATGGTTTAGCCCTCCGTCGGGGGGTTGAAGGTTTGCGTAAAGGTTGAGCAATAGTCTCAACCACATCAGCCACCTGGGCGGCTGCTTCGATTGCTTTACCAATGCCGATCAGGAGCTTGGCGTCGGAAGGGGATGCCTCAGTGACATCCCCAACACGAACCACCCGGCCCGCAAGCATTGTTTGCCGTAGGACCTGGATCAACATCAGAGGGTGTTGTTGCCGCGGCTGAAGGACTCGGGATGGCGAATTGCGATGTCGCAATCCTGCATCGCGATGACGCGCACAGTGCCGCTGGTGCTGTGGGTGTAGGGGTCAACCATCAGGTCGAGACCTGAGAAGTAACCGATGATCAGGTCGGCGAAGTTACCGAACCAGAGATCATTGGATGCCACTTGGTTGGACAGCACGCCGCGGTAACCGTTGACCTCGCCGTTTTCCATGATGAAGATGCCAGAGCCGGCGTCCTTCTTCGTGGTCTTCAGATTGCCGCGCATAGCAGCGTTCATCAGATAAACAGGCGAACCAAGCAGAGCGTTGGCGGTTGCCACGTCGCTCTCGAGTGCCACCACCTCAGCGAAGGTAGGAGCATCAGCGGCGAAGTCTTCAGTGCCGATTCCGGTGGTGTTCTTCAGGCCGAGGGGCTCATTGCTGGCGCCCGTGCCGTAAAGACCAGCGGCGTCGATCTTGAGAGCAATCACTTGAGCCAGGTCGTTGCGAACCATGTTCTCCACGTCGATGGAGGACTGGATCATCAGGCGACGGCTGAAGTCGGTGTAAGCAGCCACGGTGCGGGGCACCAGGCTGACTTGATCGACGGTCTGCTGGGACTCAGTGGGAGAGCCGGACTCAGCCACCCAGTAAGCGGTAGCGGCGCCACTCTGGCGCGGAATTGCAACGTTGCCAGTCAGGCCGGTCAGCACGGTGGCGCCAGCTTGATCAAGGGCAGAAGCATTGCGGAGCAGATCGATGAAGCTTCCAGAGTCGAGCATTGTCTCGACGAGGTTGCCACCGGCGGTAGCAGCGCCAACGTTCAGGTCGCGACGAAGCACTTCCTGGGGGATGGTGATGCCACGGCTCTGACGGCCGAGCTTGGTAGCAGCAGCGTCAGATGCCTCAATCTCGAAAGCAGCAGCCTCACGGGCAGCGCGATCGGTTGGGTTGGACAGATAGTTGATGGCACGCAGGAAGGAGAAGCTACGGGCTTCCTTCTCGCTCATGCCGAGATCGGCGGCGCTCATGTTGACAGGCTCCTGTGGGATGTTCATTTTGTCTAGAACAGCAGCCCGGGCCTCGTCGATTGAACGACCAGACTCGACCAGCTGGCGGCCCATCTCGCCCATGTTGTGCTTGTCGCACAGGGCAGAGATCTCAGCGATGCGGGAGCGCTCAGCCTCGGCGGCTTCGGCCCGCACCACGGCCAGATCGGGGGTGGTGGATTCCATTGAAGGAAGGGGATCAGGGGATGGTGCTGCCGAAGCAGCAGGTTCTGTGGGCGTTAACGCGCGGCCAATGCCCACAGTTTTGTCAGCGGGAACGCTGACGATTGACACCTCGTAAGGTGCCCAGGCAGTAGCAACAAAGTCGCCACTGCCGCGCTCCTCCATTTTGTCAATGGAGTAGCCGAAGGACACATTCCGAAGAACGCCGTCCTTCACATCACTCAGGACTTCCTGAGCAAACGGGTTGCGGCTAAACCGCACTCGCGCATAGCCGCGCCGTCCTTTGCTATCAATCCTCGCACCCTCAACTACGCCAATCACACGGTCTGGGTTGTGGTTAAACAGCAGCGGAGCGCCATCGTTCAGACGGCTCAGGTCGGCTGCCTTTTCCTCGTGGCTCAGGATCTCATTCCCGAAGTAACGCGCAACAGGGAACTCAGAGCTGAACGGGAACTCATAGGTCCGATCCTCCACCTCGTCAAAGGTGGTCATTTCAGCCCGCTGATATTTGCCGGTCAGACTCCGGCCTTCACCCTCACCCGTGGCTTCCTCAAACTCAATCGCATCGAAGTCATGATCGGCCAGCCATGCCCGTGCCTCGGCTGCCGTAAATACCGAACTGCGGAACCGGATTGCCTGCAATTCGCTCTCGCCTTCCTTGATCCCATAGATAAAGTCCACGCCGGTGCCGCCTTCATCGTTGACGCGACGCAGCGAATCGTACTGCCCCGGATCTTTCAATCGCGCAGCGTGTTCGTTTGGATAGGGGCGCTCCATCTCCATAGCGCTTCTCTCTTGTAGTTCTTTGATTCTATCGGCCTTGCTATTCGACCAAGTTTGCCCAGCATCACCACCCCATGCTGCCCACGCCACACGGCCCGGCGAGGGATAGCCATCCTCGTCAGGGCTGAACCCTTCGCCCTGCTTATCCACCTCATGCCGCGCGAACCATGCCGCCATCGTGATCACGGTGTCTGGGCTCAGCTCATCACCCGAGAGGATCTGGCTTGCCCTGGTCGCCGCTACATCGGTGCCGCCCTGCTCGTCTTCAGCCTTCCAATCGCGGTAGCGCTGCGCTTCTGTGCGCATCCCTTCAGTCGGCATCAGGTCGATCTCAGTGCCATTCACGTTTGCCATCAATCCTCTGCATCCTCAAGTGGATCCTCGAGGACCGACAGTTCTTCGTATTCCTCTTCTTCCATTGGGGATTCGGTTTGTTCAAACGCAGGCTCCGCACCCATTGGCATGAATGGCTGGGACACCCCACTGCCGTTGACTTCGCTCGGATCTGTATCCAGCACGATGTCTAGCTCGTCAAGCTTGGCCAGTTCTGATTGACGCTGCATGAGCACATCATCCAGATCGCCGCCTTGTTCGCTGATCACTTGCGCCAGTGTCTTAAAACCACACCTGACAGCCGACTTATATGCCTCCACTTCACGCTGGGGATCCACCCACTCCCAGCTCCGGGGCACCCACTTGCTAGCCCGGTAGCGGTCGGGGTTGGTTTCGTAGCCTGGCAAGTTCAACGCACCGCTCAGCACTGCCATCTCAAGCCATGCCTCAAAGACCGGCTGATGGAAGTTCTCGATCATGTAGCGCTGCAGCACCCGATAGGTGTCGCGCTCCTCGAGCAAGCTCAACCGGCTGCTGCTGTAGTTGCTCTCGCTGAAGTTCTTGCTGATGCTCTCGAAGCTCACACCCACGCCAGCTGCCACGGCCCGCAGCATCGACCGGGTAAACGGCTCAAGCTGACCGTCAGGTGCATTCAAGTCGGGGACCGTCACGCTTTCGCCTGGCGCCAAATACTTGAACACGCCCGGCGTGAACTCACTCACGCGCTGACCTTCATAAATCTCATCACCCACCAGCTCGCCCTCTGGCGATTGGATGAATCCCATCAACGCACTGCTGGCCCGTGCCCTCACCACCTCGGCCTCCTCATAGCCCTGCAGCATGTGGAGCCGCATCAGCGCCGACGCGAACCACGTCACCCCTCTGGTTTGCCCCGGCCGCTCGGGCAGAAACAAATGGATCACTTCATCAGCAGGCACCCGAATCCGCCGGCCATTTGTCCGCGGATTCCCCGCGTATGTGTCACCCGGATGGTTTGCGTAGAAGTGGTAAGCCTGCGGTCGCAGATACCCATCCACCTCGATGCCCATCCGAACGGTGTTGCCATCAGCCGCCTGTGGCACATCGTCATCAATCAGATAATCCGCCTCAAGCACCTGCAATGCAAATGGCACTCGGCTGCCACCAAACGATTTGCGGATCATGCGGATGAAGACCTCACCCGACTCGGCCATGCTGCGCGCGAGCAACCGCTCCATATCGTGGAAGCCCAGCAAGCCGCTCACATCGCAGCGGCTTTTGTGCATCCACCGCTCCCACTGCTCATGCACTTGGCCATTGATCACCTCATCAAGCCGCCCGCCGCGCAGCATCTTGATCTGACCTTGGTGCCGGATCCCATGGCCAATCACATTGTTCTGGATCGCGCGAACCGCCTGCCTTGCGTAATCGTTGTCCCGCACCAACTGCCGCGCACGGTTGCGCAGTGCCTTGAAACTGGACTTGATCTCGCTGTCGGCGCTCGTGCCGCTAGTCACCCAGTCCGCAGTCAGCCGGCTCACCCGTGCGCCTTGGTATGCCCGACGCTGGGGCCGCAATGGCTCAAAACCCATTGCCCTAAATAGCCGTGTCCGCAATCCCATCAGAACCTCACGAACAGATTATGGGGATTGCCAAGGCCGTTGGCGATCAGGTCCGCCATTTGCTCGCGCTTCACTTCAGCCTTGAGCTTACTTTCAAGCTGCAGCAAATCGGCCATATCGTACTTCTTAAGGTTGCGGTTGCCGATCGTGTATTCCTTCGC